CGACCTCGGGGCCCTGACCGACAAGGCCCCGACATGACCCGCATCGCCTTGCTGCTGGCGGTGTTGGCCGCCTCCCCGGTCGCTGCCGGGGAGCCCGACGAGGCGACCAAAATCGCCGCGTTGAAACTGGCTTATATTTTGAACGGCAACTCGATGGTGCGGTGGGGGAGCATCGACTTGTCGAAGCCGATCTCCACCCCCTGCACCAACTGCTCGGCGGTGCCGGTTAACCCGAGGGTGATCCTGAAATGAGGGTGCTGGTTGGCTGCGAGGAAAGTGGCGTGGTTCGCGATGCTTTCCGTGCTCGCGGCCATATGGCTTGGTCCTGCGACCTCGTTCCTGCACGGAACGGGGGCCCGCACCTCCAGATGGATGTCAAGCAGGCCATACGCGACTATGACTGGGATATCATCATCCTGCACCCGGATTGTACCGCGTTGGCCGTCTCTGGCAGTTTCTATTACGGGACAAACAAGCCAAACAACTTCAAGCGGGTGGAAGCCGTCGAGTGGACCACGGACTTGTGGAACATGGCCTGCGCCAAGGCCCGCGTCGGAGTTGCTCTGGAGAACCCTCTGAGCGTGGTGTTCCAGCACCTCGCCCATGCCGACGTGCAGATGATACATCCGTGGCAGTTCGGGCATCCGGAGAAGAAGGCTACCGGACTGGCCCTGTACAGTCTGCCCCGGCTGGCCGAAACCGCCAACGTATACCGCGAGATGCAGATCCTGCCGAAGCACCTGCGGGAACGCAACCGTATCATCAGCCCGTCCAAGAACCGCAAGCGGGACCGAAGCGTGACATATTCCGGCATAGCCGCTGCCTTCGCAGCACAATGGGGTTTACCGACCATGAGCGCGCACGCCGCATGTTCACCTTCATCCGCCAACATGTGGCTGGCGTGCCCGGCGAGCGTGACCCTGACGAAAGACGTTCCGCGTCCTTCGTCGAGGTACGCCAAGGAAGGTACGGCAGCGCATCAGGTTGCCGAAATGACGCTGAAAGGCGACATTTTCCTTCCCGACAAGATCACCGTCGAGGGCGACGAGTACATCGTCAGCCCCGGCATGTGCCGGGCCTTGAACCCCTACGTCACCCACGTCCAGAGCCTGATGGGCCCCTACACGGAAATGGTGCTCGAAAAGCGCATCAAGGTCCCGAACACCTTCAACATGGTCTGGGGCACGCTCGACTGCGGAGCCTTCACGAAAGGCGAGCTGCACGTCGTCGATCTCAAGTTCGGCAAGGGCGTTGCCGTCGATCCCGCCTCACCACAGCTGCGGTTCTACGCCTTGGGGTTGGCCGACCTGCTTGAAGTTACGATCCCTGACGCGGTCGTGCATCTGACCATCTGCCAGCCGCGCATCGGCGGCGAGGCGATCCGCACCCGCGCGACGACGCTGGGCGAACTCTGGCAATGGCTGGATTTCGAGGTTGATCCGGCGCTGCGCAAGATCAAGGCCGGGGACACCACCGAGAACGCGGGCGCGCATTGCCGCTGGTGCGTCCGCCAGACCGAGTGCAAGGCGTTCGCGGCTAAACACCAAACCCACGCTTCAGCGGTGTTCGACGACCTGCCCTAGAAAGGAGCCCTGAAATGGACGAGAGGAAGAAACGCGATATCGGGATCAACCGCGCCAAGAACAACCCGAATAACAACTACGACCTGATCCTGCACAACGCCCGGCCGTGGGTGACGCGGCAGGCCCCCGGGACAAGGATCGTCGCCGGGCAGGTCTACCGCTTCGTTGTCGAGAAGAACCCTAATCTAAAACCCGACGAACGGCGCGTGATGGGTGCTGTCATGCGGGAACTGAGCAAGGAGAAGCTGATCGCCAAGGCAGGCATCTCGACACGGGAACGCTCGCACGCTGGCATGGCCACGGAATGGCGGCGTCTATCGTAGGGGTTGACAAAGAGATTTACTTCAATCTACAGTAATATCGTTACCCTAATGTCACTCATGTCAAACGAGGTCATCCAATGTCAGCCATCAATACCCCCTACGCGACGCTTTCATTCGCCAGCATTTTTACGCCAAGGCCCCGTGCCGAAGGCGGTCCCCCGGTCTATTCGTGCAGTCTGATCTTCGATCCCGCGCAACAGAAATCCCCCGCCTACAAGGCGTTGCAGAATGCCTGTGTCGAGGCGGCGAAGAAAGAGTTCGGCGACAACGTCAATCTCAAGAGCATCGTGATGCCGTTCAAGGATGCAGGCGAGAAGCAATATGACGGCTATCATGCTGGGCACACCTACATTTCGCCGTGGTCCAAGAACAAGCCCGGCGTCGTGGACGTCAACCGGCAGGACATTCTGTTGCCGGATGAGGTCTGGAGCGGCCAGCTGGTGCGGGCGAATGTGGTGCCGTTTGCGTGGACCCACACCGGCCGCAAGGGTGTCTCGTTCGGGTTGAACCACATTCAGGTCATCGCGAGCGAGGGCCGCCAGCGTCTCGACGGTCGTCCGTCCGCCGGTTCGGCGTTCGACGACGGCGAGGTCAAGGAAAAAGAGGATATGCCCTTCTGATGGCCCCGATTGACAGGCCCCACCCGGGCGACCTTCTCACCCTCGCGTTCGAGCTGATCAACGCGAGGGGTGACGACTACGACAACGCCGCCTCTATCGACCAGAATTATCGCGAGATTGCCGCCGTGGCGTCCGTCATCATCGGCAAGCCCTTGACGGCGCGAGACGTTGCAATGATTTTTCTCTGTTCCAAATTAGTCCGGTCAAAAAGCTCCCCGGATAAAATCGATAATTACGTAGACGGTATGAACTATCTGGCTTTTGCCGCCTGCTTCCAAGGGCTCGTCCCGCTGTCTCTACAGGGGGCGGCGGCCCCCTCGAAAGCGGTGGTCAATCTCAAGGAAGTTGGCGTATAGTCATTGGGGTAAATGGGTTATACGACTTCTCAGCCCCGGCAGAAATGCCGGGGCTTTTTTCATGAGCTGACGACCGGGTTGCCCGCCCAGTCCTTGCCCGGCTGTATTTCTGAACGCGGTCCTCCGCCCAGCGGCAGGGCCCCGCCCGGATTGTCCACGCCGAAGGGCTGCTGGAAGCTCCCGGGCATGTTCGCGCCCGGCGCGTACTGGCTCGGCGTGCCCGAATTGGGGTAGCCCAGCCCGAAGCGGTTCTGGAACGGGTTGCCGTTCATGCCGGGATTGGCGAACGAGTTGCCCATGCCGGGGTTGTAGCCGAGGTTGGGGTACGACGGCTGCTTGCTGAAGCCGATGTCACCGGCTTGAGGCTGACCGTTGTAGGGTATTCCGTAGTTGCCTTTGTCGCCCGCATAAGTGCCGGGGTTGAAGTAACTCGGGTTGGCGTCGGGCATGTTGAACCGCCCCGCGTACGGGTTCGTGGTGGGGCTGCTACCGCCCGCCATCGTTTTCGCCAAGCTGTCGCGGGCGTTCTCGCCACCGATGCCGCCACCCCTGAAAACGCTGGCGTTTGGGTACAGGGCCCGAAGCCGGTCGGCCTGCCCACCAGCATTTATAGCCCCGTAGTTATTGGCCGCCGCCTGCTGGTAGTAGGCGGTCTGAGCCCCGAAGCCGCCCGGCGTATTGGCCCACGGGTTGAACTGCGCGGCGTTCGGGTTCCAGCCCATCGAGGCGTTGATCTGCGCCGCGCTCATCGCTGGTTGCTGATTGGGGATGCCGCCGAGGGTGCCGAAGTACGAGCCGCCGCCGAAGCCCATGTTGGGAATGCCGCTGACGTCCATCTGAACCTCCTTACCATACGCCGCCGGAGCCGTTGACGCCTGAAGCGTCGGCACCCCAGCCGTCGCCGAAGCCCTGCCCCGGACTGCCCATCGACATGCCGAGGCCGGGGCTAAAGCCCACCTGCCCCGAATACCCGCTGGTGTTGCCGATGCCAAAACCGCTCGGGCCGAAGCCCTGCGCGATGCCCGCGCCATAGCCGTTGAAGCCTGCTTGATTTACGCCGCCCTCGAAGGCCCCGCTGACATTGCCCAGATCGGGCCCCCGGCTGACATCGCCGGGGTTGTAACCGGCGTTGCTGTAGCCCGATGCGATGCCGCCGCCGCCACGGCCGCCGCCGCCGCCGCCGCCGAGGCTACTGCCGCCACCGCCACCACCACCACCGTAGCCGCCACCGCCACCGCCACCGCTACCGCCACCACCGCCGCCGACGGCACCGCCCATGCCGCCGCCAAACTGGCCTTGCACGCCGCCCGCGTTGAGCCACTCTTGCAACGCCTGCGGGCTAACCAATCGTGAGAAGGTCGCGAAGTCCTGCGACGTCAAACCGCCGGTCCCACCGGCAGCACTGCCCCTGTTGTTATTGAAGCCAGAGAGATCACCCATCGAGCCGGGGGCGTAGCCTTGGCCGCGCCCCTGCCAGCCCCAATAGGCCGGGTCGGCCCGCATCATGCTGCCGCCGCCGATGAAGCCCGAGGTGTTCATGCCGGTGCCCGGCAGGTCCCCGGAGGCCCCGCCCTGCCACGGCTGTAGCGCGTTCATCCAGTTCATCTCGTCGCCGCTGTGGCTTATCGGACCTTTTAACCCGAAATACTGCTCGTCCGGGTCGGGCGGCGTGCCGCCGTTCTGGCCATAGATGCCGCCCGCGTCGCTCCATGCCTGTAGCGCCGTGGGGTCGTTGAGCTTGTTGGCGAAGGTCGTGAAGTCCTGCTGGTTCAGGCCGCCGGTCTGGCCTGCCGCCAGCATCTGGGCGAGTACGTCGCGGTTGTCAGCCATGTCCTAATCCTCCGCCGCATCGACCGCCTGCGGCATCGGATGCACCGGAGGCTTCGGATCGGCTTTGCCGTCATAATCTTCGTCGGGTATACCTTGGTATAGCAGGGCCTCGGAGGCCCGGCGTCGGGTCAATCCGGCGAGGACTTTTCCGCCGCCCTTGTTCCATCGGGCGAACTCCTTGGCAGCTTGCTTATGATCTCCTCGATTGACGCATTTAAGCAGAGTTGACTTAGCAAGGTTGCCCTCTCCGACATTGTATGTGAACGACACCAGCGCATCGTATTGATGAGCAGTGAGAGGCACAGTGACGAGCCTTCGTACCGCTTTTTCAAAGCCCTGCATGTCCTCAGCAAAGGCCCGATCACATTCTTCACGCGTCCATCGAGTAGTTGCATTGAACTGTCTTCCGTGATGGTTCGTGTGCCCGTGGCCGATGGTGAGCACCCCTGCGGGACAGGTATAGGCTTTGTACTTGTCGCCTTCTTTTTTAAGACAGCCTTCGAAGTGGTGGATTAAATTCGCCCCGGCCTTGGTGAGCTTGCGGTCTTCGTTCATCGCGGCCCCCTTGGTTGAGGCGGATTAACCGGCGGCGGGGCCTGAGGGCCCGGGCCCTGCGGCACTGGCGACAGCCGGTTGCTCATTTCCAGCAGTGCTTCAAATTCCGACTTGTGCATCGCCAGCAGCTCGCTTTGCTGACGGGTTTGCTGCTGTAGCAGGTTATTCAAATGAAACGCCTGACCTGTGATCAGGATCTGTAAAAAGTAGATCGCGGCACCGACGCCAACCATCACGATCACCACGACGCCCAGCAGATAGGGGCTCTTGGCGAGGCCCGAGATGACCGCGTCGCTGGTGGCGTGCGCCAGCTGCACCGTGCTTTGCGGCGGCAGGTAGACCGGCGCGGAGTACGGCGGCGGCTGCGGTGGGTGATCGACATTGCTCATCGTGTACTCGGTAATCGTCATCATTTCGGGACCAGCTTTTTTGCGAAGTCCTCCAGCGTCAGCGGTGGCGTTCCCTCTTGGGTCCTGAGCCGGTTCTCGTGGTCGAATAATAAAAGTTGCTCGGGGCCCGGGACCTGAGGTTCTGGCTCGGGCGGCACGTACGGATCCGGCACACCGCCGTCCTCGACCCATTGCAGGTAGCCGGGCCGCATCTGGTCGCCGTTATAATCGCGGTTGGCCATGTCAGGCGGGATGCACGCGCCGTCCTCGGTGCGAATGACGCTGTCGGTGGCGGTGAGTTGATATTCAGCCATCAGAGCCTCGCGGACAGTTTAAGTGCGGCTAACGAAAGCGATGAATTGCCAGAGGTCTGATACGCTTGATTGCCGGGGCCATATGACGTGTTAACGCCCCAAGTCGCGCCTGAACCACTCTGTATTGTCAATGTGCACGTCGGAGTGGCACGCATCGAAAAGAAAACACCCGTCACGTTCGCGGAAGTCTGGCAAAGAACGGTATGGTACTGAAAATACCGCTGGCACGCCGCCAGTTCGCTGGCGTAATCCGGCACCACGAACGGCGGCGCGACGGAGCCCTCGGTGAGCGAGACGTCGAACAGTTCGAACGTATTGCCGCCAGTGCCAAGGAAATTGAATTGCGAGGATGTGGCGATCAAGTTGCCTGCTGTCCAAGTATTAGCAGCGAGTTGAAACGTCGATCCGCACATTAGAGGCCAAGAGATATTAAAACTTGCAGTGTTATCTGTTACCCACGTTCCTGTCGTATCCAACGTAAGCGTAACGGATTTAACCACATCGGCATTGGCTTCGCCTGCCGCGATGACGTATTCCGCCGTGTAGGAACGATTTGACGTAGCTCCGTTGCGGATCGTTACACAGTACGTCCCTGCTGGTGCCTTGACGCCGAACTGGATTGTAATTGTTTTGGCGAAAGCCGTGCCAGCTTTCAAATCGGAAACTCGTAATCCTTCCAGATTTGTCGAAATGTGGAAAAGATCACCCGCACCCAGCGAGGCGTCAGGCGTCGTCACCGTAACACGTAATCGGTTAGGTGACCCCCCTGCGGTTAGGCTGGCGACTTGAGCCGCAGATACGACACCTGTAGTGCCCGTAAAGTTAATCACGAATTGATCTACAGGGTAAGTATTGGCGAGCGTAACAGCCGTCGTCCCGTTTTCTTGGCTCACCATCATCGCGCCGTTGAGGATGTAGTTCTTCTGGGTGACGTCAATGTTGGCGCGGGCCTGCGCCTGCTGGTTGGCGGTCAGCACCTGCGCGGCGTCGTAGCGCACCGTGTTGGCCGCCGTGGTAATCGCCGAGCCGTTGACGGTTGGCGTCGCAGAGAAATCGACCACGCCGGTCGAGCGCTTGATCACCAGCGGCGTGTCAATAGCTGCACCGGCATCGGTATGACGGCGGATCACGAAATCGGAGCCGGTATTGCCGCTGCCAGTCTCGGCGGGCGAGCCCTGCATGCCGACGATCCAGCGATAATTCCACGCCGTCATCGCGACAATGCCGCCGAAGTTGCCAGCCTTGGCGTTCAGGTTGAGGAAGGCGTCACCGTCAAACCCGGTGCCGACTGTCACTGACTGCGTATACGAGACGACGCCGCTGGAGCGCGAGATCGCCATCGGGCTGTCGATATAGGTGCCGGTGTTGTTGTAGCGGTTGAGCGTGAAATCCGAACCGTTGGCGGGTGCGCTCTCCGCCGAGGTATTGCCAAGCACCAGCTCCCAGCGCGGCGAGCCCGACGTCTTGCTGGTCAGACTGCGACCGGTCCCCGCCGCGCCGTCGATGCCGCTGTTCGGCGTCATGATCAGCGGGCCGGTCATGGTGTCGCCTGCCTTGGCGACTTTCGTCGCGTCGGCCGTATCGACATATTGCTTGGTGGCGGCTTCCAGCAGGTTGGTCGGATTGGCGGGCAACACCACCGGCAGCGTCGAGGTCAGCGCCGTCGAACTCAGCGTCAGGCGGTTGGTGCCAGCAGTAGCCCAACCGATAATGTCGGCCCCAGCCCGCCACATGCCCGCGCCAGTGGAGTTGGTGAACGCGTAAGTCGGCGCGGCGGCTGTCCCGTCGATGGACCGCACCATAGCGGAAGCGGTGATCAGGGTCGGGCCGACAGCAAGTTTGGAAGCCCCGCTGACCGACACGTTCACCGCCGAACTGGCGAAGTACAGCCCGCTTCCAGCCGTGCCGAAATTCAGCGTCGTCGCCGCCGCAGTGCCGGTCGGCAGGACTAGCGGGCCGGTCATGGTGTCGCCCGCCTTGGCGACTTTCTCGGTGTCGAGTTCGACGAGTGCAGCCTGCACGTCGGTCGCCGCGATGTTACCCGCAGGCGTGACCGTAATGCCGGAAGCTGCACCCGCCCCGCTACCGTTGATGGTCAGCGAGTTGGCGGCGTCGTTGTAGTTCAGCGTGATGTTGCTGCCTGCCACCAGCAGCGCTGCGACACGGTCGTCCACGGCTTCGGGATCGGGTGGAAACGTCGATGGCTTGCCGGTGATGTCAGTCCAAGTGGTGACGCCGGGCGACAGCTCGACATACCTCGGTGGCGATACCACCCCTGCCAGCACCGCCGCCTTGACGGCGCAATAACCGATGTTGGAGGCGGCGCTCAAGCCGACGGCGACATCCCCAAGTGGGGCGGTGGTCGCCCATGCGCCGTCAAAATTGACGTAGTGCGGCACCTCCGTCAGTTCGGTCAGGTTGGTCCATGTGTCGAACGTCGCCGACGCATCCGCCGCCGGGTTGTAGCCGCCCGCGAACGCGACGACGAGATCGCCCGGCACCGCCGTCAGCGTCGGCGTCGTCACCGCTACCGCAGACCCGCTGGACTGCGCGCCGTCGCCGTCGCGAACCGGTGTCAGCGGATCGACATTTTTCCAGAACGTGATCGACCACAATTGCGGATCGGTGTCGGCGCTTATCGTGGCCGACCAGAGCACCTTCAGGGTTTTATTGGGACCGACATCGGGCGCGGCCATGTACCACATGCTGCAACTAACATGATCGATCAATTCGCCGCCGCCGGGGACCACGGTCATCGCCGTGTCCGCGCCGCCCTTGGTCAAGGTGACGTTGCCGCCGCTGAAAAACGACGGGGTGTTCTCGTAGCCGATCATCGCCACCAGCACCAGTTCGGTGCCGGTCGGCACCGTCAGCGTCGATGTGATGGTATGGACATTGATGCTGCCGGAATTCGCGCCGATGGTGACCGCGCTACCGACCTGCGCAATCGCGCCACCGCCGCCGCCGCTGCCTTCGGTCCAGCGGTAAATCTTGTTGGTGTCTTTGGCGACGTAAATCAGGCTGGCGGTGCCGGTGACTGGAAAAGAAGCCAAATCGTCGTATTCCAGCACTTCCTCGGGGCCGCCGCCGCCGCCGCCACCCGTGACGACCGACCATGCCGCACTTTGCCGCGCATACTGCTGACCGTCGAGCGGGGCTTCCGGCACCGGGCCGGTCGGACCGATTGGTCCGGTCGGACCTGTCGCGCCAGTGTCGCCCTTGACGCCCTGCGGGCCTTGACTGCCGGTGGGCCCGGTGGCTCCCGCAGGTCCGGTCGCTCCCGGAGGCCCCGGCACCGTGCTGTCGGCCCCCGGCGTGCCGGGAATGCCCTGCGGCCCCGGCGGGCCCTTGATGTTGGTTTCCGGGTTCCACATGCCGGGCCTACCTCACGTACCCGCGCCACGCCGCGCCGTCCCAGCGCCAGACGTCGGCGGTTAACTCGTCGAGGTACATGTCGCCCGGCACCCGGTCGTCGGGTACACCGATGCCGGGAGCCCCTGCGCCCGTGTACCAGCGCGATCCGCGCAGGCCCTGCTCTCCGGGAGGGCCTTCGGGCCCCATCGCACCCACGGGCCCCGCAGGGCCCACAGGGCCGGTCGGGTAGGAGGCGGGTCCGAGCGGCCCTGATCTCATGTAGCCGTAGCCGGTGAGATCAATGCGCCCGCTGGCGATCATCCAGATCGGGGCCCCGGTCAGGGTCCGCGTGTAGACCTCGACGTTGAAGCGGTCGTTCATGACGACGCCCGGGACCACGGCGAGGCCCGAGGCCCCGTCCGGATCGTCGATCTCGATGTCGTAGGCGTGGGTGTAAGGCTGGGTGAAGGGCCGCAACACCAGCTGCGGCGACAGCCCGGCGATCTCGATGAAAGCGAGGTTGCCGGGGGTCTTGAAATTGAACCTGATATCGCCCGGCACCCCCGCCGCCTGCGCGAAACCAATCGGGGCGCAGCCGGTCGGGTCGATGAAGATGGTGGCGAAATGCATGGCCATCGGTCAGGTCCCCCCGGCTTCGAGCGCTTCGATCCGCGCCATTGCCTCCTGCAGAGCCTTGGTCAGCGCGGCGACGATGGGGAATACGTTGGGCGATTGCGGGTGCTCGCCGTCCTTTTCGCCAGTGGCGGCGCTCGGCAGCAGCGTGTCCTGCAACTCATGGGCGATGAAGCCCCAGCACGGGGTGTCGTCGGCCGTGAACATGTAGCCGCCGTCCTTGGCGTCGTGCGACGGCGGGTTGAAATTGGCGTGGGTGTACTGGATCGGGCGCAGCGCCTTGACCTGATCCCACATCCCGGGGAGGTCGATGACGTCCTTCTTGATGCGGTAGTCCGACGTCAGCGTGACGTTGCCGAGATTGGTGGTATCGACCCACGCTTGGACGGTCCCGCTCCAGAACCAGTTATGCCAGCTGCCGCCGAATGCCCCGTTGATACCGGAGCGGCTCTTCCGACCGGCCGCGCTAATGCCACTGCTGTTTATGGCGTTGCAACTGAGATCGCCGACACAGTTTATGGTGCCCGCCACCTGAAGCCCGCCGGGCCCTATCGAGCCCCAGCTGACCGTGCTCGCGCCGTTCTGGAAATTGATGCCGTAGATGCTACTACCGACGCCGCCGTGCAGCACCAGACTGGCACCGTCTTGGTTGATGTAAAACGATGTGTCGGAGGTCGTCGCACCGCCAGCAGTAGCGCTCCAGATCAGCGCGCTGGTCATGGTGTCCCCAGTCCTCTTGACGTAGCCGGAAGCTGCTCCGTCTGCCGCTGCCTTGGTCATGGCGTCTTGCGGGTTGACCGGGTCGGCGAGGCCCGTGAGCCTCTTACTGTTCATGGGGATATTTTGCGTAACAATTGATTGCCCATCACGCGTAATGCAGTTACTCAATCCTGCGGCGAACCCATCATCCTCTGCATCATGATAGTCGGCACGGATTTTTATTCCTGCGGCTGCATCTGCAGCCCAATTGCGAACTCTTTGGAAAACACCACTTCCGTTATATGGCAATTTCCGTACTCCTGCGGTTGTGGCGTTGCTCAAGCATCGTAGCCCAACGACAATTATCCGGCTCGTAATTCCCGTTACTGTCGATGCGGTCGATAGTCAGGTTGTCAGCGTAGCCGCTGTTCAGAGCCCAAGCCTTGAACGCGACGTAATCCAGCCAACACGGATCTACGGTGATGCCCCGGCCGCCATAGTTTTTGTACGCCTTGCACTTTGGCGCGCGGCAGCGCCGCAGCATGCCGTTCCAGATCGTGTACAGACGCACCTTCCCCGGAGCGCCGTCCCCGTGTCGTCGTATCCGTGCGGAAATCTTCACGCGCTTCCGGCACCCACAGGAAGGATCGGGGCGCTGCTGAAGATTATCAGCCGTGGCTTCCAGTTCGGTGCCGCAGTCGCAACGGCACCGCCATAAACGGAGTGCCTTTCCACTGGGCTGTCTGCGGGGGGTGGCAAGAGACAAAACGGTGATGTGGCCGAAACGTTGACCTGAACGATCTATTTTCTGCATCCCATTCAATAACACAATTCCTAACCCCTTGTCACATGTAACTCCAGAGCAGCACGAACGAGATAACCAGCAGGCAGATGCCCGCGAACACCAGCCAGCCGATGCCGGGATAGGACGCGCTCATGCTACATCCCGTCGTCCGGTATGACGTGGATGCGCAGCCGCACGCCCGGCGATGGCGGCAGGCCGAACTGGCCCTTGGGGGCCATCTTGCCTTTCTTCATCTTCTGGGTGTCGGTGTAGCCGTCGCCAGTCGCCTCCGCGACAGCTTGGCCCCGTGGGGCCTTCCTGTACTCGGCGGCGACCGACGGCGGCACGTCTGCGGTGGTTTTCTTCGGGAATTTCATCGGCTCATTCCTTGTTGAAGAAGTTGCTGCTGTATCGACCCGCGCCAAGGCCCAGCTGTCTTGCGGCCATGATCTTCGCCAGCGCATCGCGCGGCGTATTGATGACTTTCCGGTCGGCGCTGCCGGTCACGATGTTGCGGATCAGATCATCGACACGTCTAGCGCCACGGTTGGCAATCGTCTTGCTCAACTGGTGCGCACCGGCCTTACCGAGCAGGCCGAGCCCCAGCGAGGTCGCGCCGCCAGCCCCGACCACGCCGCCAGCGCCAGTGGTGTCGCCGAAATACTGAGCGCCTCCGCCACCCGCCAATCCGAGGGTGCCGAAACTGAGAAGATTACCGCTCTGTTTGCTCAGAGCATTCGCGATTGTTGTCAGTCTGGGATCGCCCTTGGCGATCTCCGCGATCTGCTTGACCTTTGTCGGCTCGTTCTGAAACGAGCTGAAGCGTTTCGGGTTGATGACTTTGTCATGCTCCGCACCGAAACTCGTTCGCAGTTTTTTGGAGGCGTCTGGCGTCGTGAGCATACCCTTTTCGGCAAGGAATTCGGCAGTCTCAGCCTGTGAGCCTCGACGCCACAAATCACGGGCCTCTTTGCTGTCTGCGCGGACGTTAATCCCGACACTACGTGGCGGCACCACCGGCCTTGTCGTCTCCACGAAATTATCCAAGACGTCGCTAAGGTGCCCGGCCATCTTCCGCACGCGCTTGTCATCGCTGGCCTTGGCATCGCTGATCTGGGTTTTAATGTTCTGGAGTTGGGTCCACGTCGCGGGCTGTTTATTCAGCTTGCCGATGTCTTCAAGTATCGGGGTCAACTCGTCGTGGACGTTGCGGTTGAAACCGTTCTGCCGCATCGTATCCACGGTATCTCGCACCAGCTTCGGGGTGTCGGTGTCCTTGAATTTGATGCCCGCCTGATCGAGCTTAGTGTAGAGCACGCCGCCTTCGTCCTTGAGACCCTTCGAGCCGCCTTCGCGGACGGCCTCGGCGACTTCCTTCTCGGCCCCGCGCACGCCGGGCAGCAGCTTCGCCCCGGCTCCGACGACCTTGCCGGTGACGCCGCCGACAACACCGCCGACACCGGCACCCACTGCGGCGTTTTCCACACTCTCGGCGTTGCGGGCCGCGCCTTCGATGGCTGCAGAGCCGGTATTGCCCATCAGCCATTGGGCGATTTTCGCGGCTTTGGACGGAGCTTCTTTGGCGACACTTACTGCGCCTCGGGTGAGCGCCGGGCCGGGCCCGCCGCTGGCCATGCCCCCGAGAATATCCACGGCTCCGCCCAGCCACGGGTTGGTGTTTCGCTCGGCCCGCTTGACGTAATCCTCTTCGGCCCCGACGCCTGCGCGGTAGCGTTCGCCTGCGGTGCCCTCACCGCCGATGGCATTCACCGCGCCGCCGAGCGGGCGGTTGAGGCCCCACGTGAAATTGTCCACCAGCCGGGTGCCGTAGCCGGGTTCGCCCTTCGCCTCGACCAGCTTCTGCAGCGCGTCGGCGCGCATCTGCATGTCGCGGGGTAGCTCCTTGGCCGCGTACGCCCCACCCGATTGGGGCTCCGCGTCGAATTCCAACTTTCGCCCCCCTTCGGGAGCGGCTGTCGGAGCCGCGTCGAATTCGAGTTTACTGGCCATCAGCGTGCAGTCCCTGTCCGACCGTCAGGCAACTTAAATTTCGTTCCCGGCTCCAGTTTCAGAGCCTCAGCTTCGGAAGCCACCGATACGGGCCCTGCAGGCGTCACAGTCCCGCCACCACCGCCAGCCGTCGGCAGCGTCGGTACTTTGCCGCCCGCCTCCGTGATGGCGTTATGGTGGACCTGCAAAAGCCCGGCGAGCTTGATTTTCAACGCTTCGATGGCTTTGCGCTTGTTATCTATCGTGGCGTTCGGATCGTTCACGATCTTGAAGTTGACCTGAACGTCCCGATCCGACGACGCGCCTTTCATCTGGTTCAGCAGATCCAGCGCCTGCGCGCCCATGATCTGGTTGAAGCGTTGCGTGTTCGACATGGTCTCCGGGTCGATCCCTGCAGCACTGGTTACGCCTTGCAGGAATTTCGGTGTGTTCTCGCCGATACCTTGGGTCCAGCCAGCCCCGGCCCCGGCGTGGATGCCTTTGGGGTGGTTGGTCAGGGCGAGGGCTTCGTCCAGCGAGGCTATCAGCGACTGCCCTGCGATGCTCTGCTCCTGCATACCGGTGATATACTTCTGCTCGCTTGCCGGTGCCGAGGTAGCCTTCTTCACGATGGCGTCGCGGGTGGCTTGGTCGATCTCGCCGCGCTTCAGCGCGCGATCCGCCTGCACGACAGGCAGATCGGTAGGCCGCGACTGAATGCGGTTTTCTGCAGCATCGGCAGCCTCCTGTGCGACACGCGCCGCTTCTTTTGCCGTCGCGTCCTGATGCGTGAACTGCGCCTGCTGCGAGCGGCGCGCCTCTATCGCCGCAGCCACGTCCTTGTAGATATCAGGC